AAGAAAGCACGGCTTAGACGACTTACGGAAAGCCCTTCATTACCTAGAAAAACTGATTGAGGTTGAAACAAATGCTCAGATGGCCCGACAAGAAAGCCCTAGTTCTGAAACCGAGAGACCCGAAGCGGATTTCGGAAGTAATACCTAGCGCGAAAGTATTCTCTGTAAAAGGCCAACAGTACGTCGCAGTCCCGCACAAACACGCTGAGACAAAGGTTCTACGGAACTTAGGCTACGATGCCCCCGCGCCGATGCGTGACTACTACGACTGGCCGGGGCGCTACCAACCGTTCTCCGCGCAACGTGAAGCGGCGGCGTTCCTATCTATGTACGACCGTGCGTTCAACCTGTCCGAACTCGGTACGGGTAAGTCGTTGGCGTCGCTCTGGGCCTACGATTACCTGCGTAGCATCGGTCATTTCCATAAGGTCTTAGTCATTTCTCCACTGTCGACGCTTGAGCGCACGTGGGCTGACGAGGTGTTTCAACACTTCCCCCACCTTGAGTACGCCGTACTCCATGGCTCGCGAGACAAGCGGATCAAGCTGCTCAACACCGACGCCGACGTCTACATCATCAACCATGACGGTGTGCAGATCATCGAACCGTTGCTCGTAGATCGCCCTGACATAGACCTCGTCATCGTCGACGAGATAGCTCAGGCAGCGCGCAACGCAGGGACGGATCGGTGGAAGTCGATCAACAAGGTAATCAATAGGCACAAGAAACCACGTGCTTGTTGGGGCATGACGGGTACACCAACGCCGAACGCACCAACGGATGCTTGGGCGCAGTGCCGTCTCATATCACCGAACAACGTCCCGCCGTACTTCAATCGGTTTAAGGGACAAGTCATGCGTCAGTTGTCTCAGTTCACTTGGGTTCCCAAGCAAGAGGCGACCGAGATTGTTCAGTCTGTAATGCAACCTGCCGTGCGGTTTACACGTGACGAGTGTATAGACCTACCTCCACTTATGTACGAGACACGACAAGTAACGCTTACAAAAGAGCAGGAAAAGGCGTATAAGGAGATGGTCGCCAAGCTCCGCACGGAAGCCGACGAAGGTGAGATCACCGCAGTTAACGAAGCCGTGAAGATGGCTAAGTTGGTGCAGATCGCATGTGGCGTCGTCTACACGAGCGAGAAGGACGAGGTGACTATACCGTCGACACCACGGATCGAAGAGACCCGTGAGATCGTGCGGCAAGCAGAGGGCAAAGTGATTGTGTTCGTACCGTTTGTCTCATCGGTCAACATGGTCGCTCAAGAACTCAGCAAAGACTTCAGCGTGGAGGTGATCCACGGTGGCGTTAAGAAAGACGAGCGTGACCGTATCTTCGGTGCGTTCCAGAAGGGCAAAGACCCCAAGGTATTGGTAGCACAACCCGCCGCTATGTCCCACGGTCTGACCCTCACGGCGGCAAGCACGATTGTTTGGTACTCGTGTGTCACGTCGAACGAAGTCTTCGAGCAAGCCAACGGACGGATCAATCGCCCCGGCCAAAAGATGAGCAACTTCATCATTATGCTTGAAGGAACACCAGTAGAGAAGCGCATCTACACCCGTCTTCGTAACAAGCAGAAGATGCAGGGTGCCCTACTCGACGAGGTAAAGGCGAAACGCGAAGCCGTAATCGCTTGACATAAGTACGCAGGTGACTTAATCTGTTAACATGTAAACACGCATAGAGGTATATGAACCCATGAACTTGTTAAAGCCCGAAGAAGTTTCGGAAAAACTAGGCATCACCAAGGCGGCTCTACCTGCCTTGCGTCGACGTGAAGGGAGCTTCCCCCAACCCATAAGGGTCTCACAGAAAGTCCTACGGTGGGATGAAGCTGATATTGACAACTGGCTTAATGCTAAAAAGGAGAAAGAAAATGGCGAAAATCGCAGAGTTGGATGACGTTTCATTACTGAAACTGTTCATCGCTCTACGGGACCGTCGCTCGCAACGTAAGGCTGCTTACGACGAGGACGACTCCGGAGATAAAGACAAGCAGAACAAGATCGAGATCGAGTTTCTGCGCAGGTTCCAAGACCGTGGCATCGACAACGTGTCGGCGCGCGACGTTGGAACTGCTTACAAGTCAACACGTGCATCGGCAACCGTCGGGGATTGGGATGCGCTACTTGACCACGTTCGTAACAACGGAGCATGGGAAATGTTGGAACGACGTGTGAACAAGACGGCAGTGGAGCAATTCAAGTCCGTCGAAGGCGATCTGCCGCCCGGAGTTAACTGGTCGGAAACTCAGGTCGTTAATTTCCGCCGCAAATAAACTTTATGAGGTAAAGAAAATGGCTAATGATATGGTTGCCATCACGGCATCAAAGCTCCCTGCCCACTTGCAGGGTAAAGTTAAAACCCAAAACGCGTTCGCTTCGGCGGTTAGCGTTGGCGGTTTTCCAGTAATCAGCATCAAGGGTAAGGTGTTCCACATTCAGCGCGGAGACGAGCGCACCCTAGTGACTAAAGGCGAGGAAGGCGAACCCGCTTCATCACTAGAGGCAGTTATCGTAGCCGTTAACCCGAACAAGTCCAAAGTGTTCTACGACAGCGGTTACGAAGAAGGCTCAGTGGCTAAGCCTACGTGTTACTCGAATGATGGTATCGCACCTGCCGCCGATGCGGAAGACCCACAGGCTAAGAAGTGTGCAGTTTGTCCGCACAACCAGTGGGGTTCTCGTATCACTGACAACGGTGGTAAGGGTAAGGCATGTGCTGACTCTATGCGTTTGGCTATTGCATCACCTACTCAACTCAACGACCCGATGTTGCTCCGCGTTCCCGCCGCATCGCTGAAGACGCTAGGCCAGTACGGCGCACAGTTGGCGAAGCGTGGCGTAGAACCACAGCACGTCGTGACCCGCATCGGCTTCGACTACAACGTGGCGCACCCTGCGCTGACGTTCAAAGCCATCCGCTTTGTCGAAGAGCATGAGATGGAAGAGATCGAAGGTGTGCTGTTCGAGGAAGAGGAAACAATCGGTCTTATCACTGGCACGGGTAACGCAATTACGCCAGAGGTAGAGCACAAGGCAGACGAAGTAGTTGCCGTGAAGAAATCACCGAAGGTGGTGGAAGCAGAGGAAGAGGCAGAGGCCGCTCCGAAAGCTGAAGTTAAAGTCGAGGCCACTCCGAAGAAGGAGACTGCTAAGGTCGACGACTACGACAGCATCGACGAGGCGCTCGATAACCTAGACTTCGACGACTAAGCGTTGGCTTAGTCACTTGAGACGGGGGCACGTCCCCCGTTTCTTATCTGCTAACACGTAAACACCATAGGTAGGCAAATGGGTACATTAGAGTTCCTTGAACTTGTGCTCCCCTCCGAAGGCAACAAGGTAATCACACTTGTTATGCCACTGGAGAACGGGAACTCATGGTTCAAATACAAAGCGTATCCAACCGCAGGTGAGGCAGCTAGAGCAGCGTTAAACTTCGATCAGAGAGGCGAGACAGTCTACTTCGCAGTCAATTCATTTGGCGATTGGTATCACGATCCTAAAAAAGACAAGAAGCGTATCCGCACCCAAGAGAATGTGGTCGCTTGTCGTAGCATGTACGACGACTTCGACGTTGATGTTGATAAACCTTCAGCGTACGACACCCGCGAGGAAGCCCTCGCAGACATTATCAAACTGGCGCAGACACTAAAGCTGACGCCCACGATTACTTCATCTGGCGGTGGATACCACTGCTACTTCAGCTTCGACGAGGACGTTACCGTCGACGTGTGGGAAGAACTCAGCGCCATGAAGCGCGACGTCACAACCCACCTGAAAATGAAAGCCGACCGCGCGGTCGATATGGACAGTTCACGTATCCTTCGTCCAATCGGTACACATAACCGCAAGAACGGCGGCGAACGCCCTGTTGAATTAGTTAAACTAGGAAAGGCTTACTCAGTTGATAAAGTGCGCTCTGTTTTACAGGCGTACATCAAGGAACATAACGTAGCCCCCGCTCCGACCAATAGGAAAGCGAGTGGAGAGAACGTCTTCGCGGCGGCTCTGGGTGACTACCCACCGTCGTACGCCAACAAGGTTGCAGAACACTGCGCAGCGGTACGCGAGTTCAAAGAGAGCGGCGGCAACATACCTGAACCCCACTGGCACCGTGCCATTGGAGCAATCAAGGAATGTGACGACGGCCCTGAGATGATCCACGAATGGAGTAAAGGCTTCGATGGATACTCGCAGATCGAGACGCAGGAGAAGATAGATGAGTGGTCAGTTGGCCCCACGTCCTGCATCGAAATGGACAAGCACGTTGGGTGCATGGCGTCATGCCCCTTTGCAGGTAAGTGCAAGTTCCCGATCCAACTTGGTGTCACCGAGGAAGCCCCTTCTAAAGAGGAAGAAACCGTTGTCGATGACAACAATGCAACACCTGACCCCACGGCGACGCCGTCGATAATCATCGAAGGGCAGAACATCCCGTACTGGCCCCAGTCTGGTTATCGTTGGAACGGCTCCGCACTTAGCCGGGCGGTCGTCGACGACGACGGAGTTACCCACTGGCGACCGTTCTGTCGCTCATTCATTTACCCAATCAACCGCATCCAGAACACGGAAGGTTTGTGGGTCGTCCACTGGCGCGCCAAAGAAAAGAACGGCAAGTGGCGTGAGTTCTTTATGCCTACCTTAGAGCTTGCGTCGTCCGATCTAATGGCGAAGACGTTGGCGGCCCACGAAATCTTCCTGATGCGGACCAAGAACGCGAGGAACGATATGGCTGAGTTTGCTGAAGGTCTTATCGAAAAGCTACAGGAGTGGCGCATCGAAACCAAGACAGTTGACCAATTCGGATGGAACGAGGATAAGACTGGGTTCATCATCGGCACCAAGATGATAACCGCCGACGACGAGATCGACGTACTCTGCGACGAGGGCACGGTGCCGGAAGACATATGCACCGACTTCGGTGTGAAAGGTACGCTCGATGAGTGGATTCATAACATTGATCTTCTCTACAACCGCGAAGGCGCTGAGCCTTATCAATTCGCCCTTTGTCACTCTATGGGTTCAGTTCTTGTTGAGTTGATGGGTTCGTCAAACTGGCACGGGCTACCGCTCGCGTTCACCGGCCACGGTGGTACTGGTAAGTCGACAGCCGCCAAGATCGCATGTGGTTTCTACGGCAATCCTAAGCACATGGAGCGACAGACAGGCGAGCAGGGTTCTACACTCAACGCTGCCATCAAACGTATCGCCATCATGGGCGGCGTCCCTATGCTACTCGACGAGTTCTCAGGTCGTTCGCCAGACGAACTTACACGGACAGGCTACGCGCTTGCTAACGGACGTGACAAAGAACGGTTAGGTTCCAGTGGCAAGTTCAGCACGACAGGCAGTGAGTGGTTCAAGAACAGCTTCATTACATCGAACGACAGCATCCTTGAGAGCATCTCCAAACTACCTGCGGGGTATCGCGTAGAGGCTACACAGCTTCGCTTCTTTGAAGTGTCCTTACCGAAGGACTACATCCAGACTTACTTCTCAGACTTAGAGCAAGGCTTTATCGAGCACCACATGGACAACGTCTACGGTGCGGCTTGCCGCCCCTTCATTCGCTTTGTCATCAAGAACATGGATTGGGTGCGCCGCCAGATGGTTGCCGCTCGTGCCAAGTTCAACCCAAAGAACGAGGACGACAACAAAGAACGCTTTTATCGAGACGCCATCGTGAACGCTCTGGTGGCGGGTAAGATCGCAGAGAAACTCGGCCTCGTGTCTTGGGATATGAAAGTCATGCGCCAGTGGGCGTTGAGCCAAGTCGTCAAGATGCGCGAGAGCCGCCGCGAAACCAACACGGACATCTCAGAACATCTTGCTTCGTTTATTGCGACGTTACCGGGTCGTCTGATTATCACCAAGCACTTCGGCGACGGTCGCGCCAAGACCAAAGAACAGCCTATGGAGTTGCTGCGTGGCCCCGCTATCGGTCGTGTATGCACGGAAGAGAAGAAGGTCTACCTCACCGCAAAGGCCGTATCCGACTGGTGTAAAGAGCACGGCGTAACCCCTGCCGCCATGAAAGAAGAGATGGATAAGGCGGGGTATCTCGTGTTCGACAACGATGGCAACCCGAGCCACAAGATTTACATAGGCTCTGGCACCACGGTCCCAAGTGGTCAAGCTCGTTGCTACGAGATCAAGTACCACAAACTGTTCGACGGCAAGGCGTTATCCCTTGTGAAGACCGACGACGGCGTCGTCACCGAAACTCAGCTGGAGGGGGCGAGCGGTTGAAGCGGAAGTACAAACAGCGGGGCGCGTTGAAGATGGCACAAAGCACATCCGAGCGCCAACGTGAGCCATCAAAAATAACGTTAGTTCCTGCACCTTGGGAGAAAAAACATGGCAGAGGTAGCGCAGATCAAGAAAGCAATATTAAACCGTTTAGACGCTATGAAGAAAGAAGCGGAGATACGGAATAGGTACATGCTCAAGATGCAAGCCGAAGAGCTTGAGGCATTGTTTGAAATGTGGGAAAGGGCAACCAATGTGGTTTCTAGTTCTAGTTCAGCTAATGGGGACTCGGCCTGAGGTCTCTGCCATCGGCGTCTTTCAAGACCAAGAAAACTGTATTGTCGTCTTGCATGAAATCGAGTTCGGCATCCAAGGAACGCATCAAGGTCTTATATGTTTAGAGGTTCAACCTGCTGACAGTATTTGAAAGGTGGTCGGGCGCTAGATGAGCGTATTGCTCGGTTACAGCAATCGTTTTGTGCCCCGCTAACACCTGCACTGTGCGAAGTGGTACGCCTTGCATCACCAAATGACTAATGAATGTGTGGCGTAGTTCGTGCGGTGTCCCCACCACCCCCGCTTTTTCACACGCCTTTTTGAACCGAGTACGAAGCGTCATCATGCACATGCGTGGTAGAACATACTCTTGGTTCGAGCGCAGTCGCTCCAACGCCGCTGCCGCTCCCGGCGAGATCGGAATGTCTCGCCACTGACGCGTCTTCGTGTGGAACTCTTTGGACGATACGATCCTTATCCTCGCGTCATCAACATCCCCCCATCTGAGGTTCATCGCCTCCCCCGCGCGCATACCCGTGTTCGCCATCAACTGCCAAATGGCAGAGTTGTCGACGTCGGCAGCGTAAATTGACTCCAACTGCGACGACGAAAAGAAACTCCTCGGTCTCGCGTCCAACCGCTGCAAAGTTCTCACCGACTTAATCGTGTTGCGCGGTATCACTCCCCATTCAACCGCCTTGTTCACCACGGCTTTCAGTTTCTTCAGTTCGTTGTTCACCGTGGCGCGAGATACAGGCCGCTTCGAGCGGTGGCCTATGGAGCCAAGGCGTCTGTGCTTCCACGCTTCCACCTTCTGCGGGTCTATCGACGCCAACCGCATCGCCCCGAACTCTGGTATCAACACGCTGTCGAAGTAATAGCGCATCTCCTTCTCAGCCCAAGGGTACTCTCCTGAGTGCCAGAGAAGGTACTGTTCCGCGAACTCCCCCATCGTGCAGTTCGACTGCGCCACTGATGTACCCGTCCGCAACTCCAACTCTTTCGCTGCCTTGGCGACGAGCGCGTCTTTCTTTTCCTGCGTCTTCAGGCTTTCGTATTTGGCGACGCCGTCCTCGTACCATTTAAGCCAGTAAGTCTTCCCTCGTTTATAAACCGTCGCCATCGCGCCCTCATAATGTAACTACATGTAACCGTACAGATAGATACACCTGAGTTCAAGGAGATTCACCTACGACAGTGACATTCGACGCACCTGTTAACTAGCCTGAAATAAAAGGTTTTTTCCACCGTCGTTTTTCGCTTTCAAGGCAGGAAGAATGGGATAAAGCGGCGACGCACTAAACAAAATCAGGGGCTTAGCGGCCCCTTTTTTCTTGGTGTAACTATTTTTGTAACCAAAAAAAGGCCCGGCTCAAGGAGTAAAGCCGGGCCAAGGTGTCCGCAGTATAGAGCATGGGAGGGTTCTGCGGCGGTTGAGGTAACTGGTTATTCTGTTCCTAGTTGCTCCCTTGATCTACTCTGGCGCGTTGCCTGCTCGCGCGGCGACCTGATTAAATCAGAAAGCGGTTGTTTCCTTAATACTCTGTTGGAACCGTTGAAGAACGGACGTACCCGATCCTTCGAGGCTTGCAATTCACGCCACTCGTCGCGTAGGTCCGCCATGGCCTGACGATCCCTGTTGCGGTAGGCG